CTGCTCCTGGCGGTACACCGTCTGCCGGCCATCCGGCTCACGGTAGAGGTAGCGAATCTGGCCGTTCTCTAGCCGCTCCTCCTCCATGCGTGACGAGTGCAGCGGCCAGAGCTCGCCAACCGTGCCACGGGGGCCGGGCCGCTTCTCGGCGTAGCTTGCCCCGTAGTGCAGGTAAAGGCCGGTCATCCAATCCCGAAACTCTTGGGCCGTCTGCCACGGATTCGGCTGCGTGTGCAGCAGGCGGTACAGCGGATGCTCGGGAACCTTACGCTTGCCGCCCGTCGTCACTCGCTCGTACAGGTGCAGCGGCAGAGACGAGACCGAATCCGATATGACACGGATGCACGCCGTGTAGGCCGAGCAGGCCATCGACGTGTCGGCGTTGACTCGGACGCCCGAAGACGTTCGGCCACCGCCCATCTCGCCCCAGTCGATGCCACGGAGCTCGTGCATCCGGTAGTCGTTGGTGGCTGTCTCGCTCATAGGGTGATGATGTCCCAGGACTGGTCTGCTGGCTTCGCAGTCGCCGTAGCGTGGAGCCCAAGTGCCATCACGAGGCTCACGATTCCGTCGATACGCTCCGTTGACTTCTGCTTGCTCGGCTTGATGTTTCCGGCGTAATCGCTCTGTGTCGCCACGTTCGCCGCCATCCACGACAGCACTGGGTGGCCGCCGTGCCGGATCTTTTCCGAAAGCACGAGGTTCTCCAGCTGCTTTGCAGGGCTCGACATTGAGGCGTAGCCCTGCCCAAAGCCTGTCACATTGATGCCTTCTCCTTGCAGTTGCGTAGCCAGCTGCGTGGCGTTCCAGCGGTCGATCCCCAGCTGGCGGATGTTGAACTGCTGCGACAGCTCCACGATGTCTCGCCGGATCACGTCGTAGTCGGTGACGTTCCCATCGGTAGCACGGATGTGCCCGTCACGTATCCAGCCGATGTAGTCCACTTTGTCCCGCTGCGTCCGCTCGGCTGCGTTTACCTCGGGCACCCAGAAATACGGCAGCACGTCGAAGGTGCCGTCGTCGGCCTGGCTCACGAGCACTAGCGCCGACAAGTCCGTGGTGCTGGCCAAGTCGAGCCCGGCGTACCACTCACGCTTCTCGAGCTCGTCACGCAGCTGGCCGCCACACTTCGCCCACGCATCGGGCGACAGCCACCGCACGTCCTGCGTCGTCCAGACGTTCAGCCGGTACCGCAAGAAGCTATTGAGTTTGGACGGCGACTGCTCGGCCTCACGGGCGTCGGCTGCGAACGACTCCACCGTGATCGTCTCGCCCAGCGACGGGTTGGCCTTGTGCCACGTCTTGGGGTCTTTCCAATCGTCCTCGGGCGATGCGGCGTAGATGCAACCGAAGAAGGCCGGGTCTATAGACGGGTCCGCAATGCACCGCTCGGCGTAGGCGTGCTGCTCCCAGCAGATGCTCTTGCGGTCGTAGCCGGCCGTGGTGATCGACAGCAGGAGTGGCGATCGTCTGGCTGCTCCACCGTACCTTAGCGCGTCGCGTGTTTTGCCCGGGCCTCCGCCCCCGGCCTCTCAGCCAGGGGCGAAAGCCCAGAGGCGGCGGTCCCTTTGTGCGTGGAGTTCATCGAAGAGCAGGGCGTGGATGTTCAGCCCCTCGGCCCGGAACGCATCGGCAGACAGCACCCGGTAAAACGAGTTGCTGGCCTTGTGAATGATGGTCTTGCGGCTGTCGATCACCTCGAGGTGCTTGCTGAGAGCCGGCGACGCTCGCACCATCGAAGCCGCCTCGCGGTAGATGATGCCCGCCTGCTCTCGGTCGCAGGCCGCACCGTAGACCTCGGCCCCCGGCTCGGAGTCAAACGCCGTCATGTACAGAGCGATGCCGGCCAGCGTGGTGCTCTTGCCCTGCTTCTTCGGTAGCTCGATGTACCCAACACGATGCTGGCGGATGCCCTCTGGCGTGAGCCGGCCAAAGAGCTCACGCATGACGTGGTGCTGCCACGGCAAGAGCTTGAACGGCTTGCCGGCGTTCTGCCCCTTGCTGTGCCGCAGGATGTTCTCGAAGAAGTGAACGACACGGCGGTAACGCCGCTGCCCTTCTTCGCAGAGATCAGGCACCGTGGAGCTTGAAGAACTCTTCGACTTCGTCGGTTGGCTTTTCTTCCTTGGCACCGAGCCGAGTCCTGCTAGTTGGTGTCAACCCAAACTCGCCCATTAGCGACGCCTGCAGGCTCACTAATCCACGATACAAGGGTCCCGCCGGGTTGGGCTTTACGCCGCCCAGGTCGGTGTGCATCACCGGACCACTGGCCCGAAGCTCCATCAGGCACGCCTGCGTTGCAGCGTACACCTCGCACAAAGTGGCCAACGCCTCGCCGTCGGCAGTCGTTAGCGTGCCAAGGCCAGACAGGATCGGCACGAACTCGTTCCACTTCTCAACGGCGAGCGGTTCGACCAACAGCCGAGCCGGCATCGGGGGAACGCCTGGCGGTGCCGGCAGATCCGGCCGGATCTTTCGCTTGCCACGGTTGCCGGCCAGCCGCTTGGCGGCCTCGGGCATCGGCTTCGGTCCTCGCTTCATCGGGCCACCTCAAAAACGCTGCGGAAATGTGCGGACGCGCACGCGCGAGGGAAACATCGGGTTTTCCTCAGACGCTGCCGGTATGGCAGCGACCACCCTCCCCCTCGCGGCGCTCTGCGTTCGTCTTGCGTGCGTGGCACCTAATGCACAGCGTCCGCAGGTTGCCAAGCTCGTCGGCCCCACCTTTTGACTTCGGCACGACGTGGTCTACCTGGGCCTCACGCTTGTCAGTGCAGATGCGGCCGCATGCTTGGCATTGCCATGCGTCACGGACCAGGGCTGCCTGCCTGAGCCGACGCCAGGCGACTGAGCAATAGCCACGGGCTGCCGCGTTGGGCCTGGTGCTCTCGTCTCGCTGTGGGCGGGACGCACGCAGACGCAGCGGCCTGTGGCATGGGATGCGTTGGGGCATGAGTTGCGATCAGTAGAGCTCAAGGGCTTTGGCCAGGCCGACGCCGCACAGCGAACGCGTCAAATCACCATCTGCCGCAGCAGGACGTTGGACGAGTTCAGGATCATGTAGACGTACAAGATATCCGTCGCGCCATCTCGATAGATCACATCGAACGCCGTGTCGCCGACCGTTGCTGCACCCTGCGGATACAGCATCGTCCCCCACGGGAACAACTCACTTCGCGCGAAGTCGTAGGAGAACAAGCGACCAGTGGCGTCCTTCTGGATATACAGCGTGCCGTTTTGCAGCGCGTACTTGGTTCCCGTCGTGAGCGTCTCGGTGCTGGGCGCGTAGGTGATCGTTGCCCAGGTATTTCCTGCGATGTCATAGCGGTGCAGGCTGGAAGTTGCGTTGCCCTGAAACGAGTAGATGTATCGACCGTTCAGGATCGCGCTCTCGTTGTTCCACTCGGCCCCTGGCGATGAGTGAACCCAGTGCCCAGACATTCCCACACCAGGGGCCGCCGCTCTCGCCGCAACCGGCGAAATGGTCGTCCATGTGTTGGCCGAGATGCTGTAGCGATACAGGGTGACGGCGTTGTTGCCCATCAAATAAAGGAAGTCGTCGCTCCCCTCGATGGCGTACTGCGATGTCGCATCGGGCGTTGTCGTCCAGGTTGCCACCGTCAGCGTGTCAGCCGTGTTGGCCGTGATCGTGCGGACTTGCCCCGCGCCAGTTCCGGCCGTGATCCGCACTTGGCTGTTGATCCACTGGCTTGCCGTCCAAGTCTTGCCCGTCTGCACCAGCGTTGTGCTCGTCGCCGATGTCGCCGTGCCGGTGGCGAACGACTTGAACGCGGCGTCCACAATGGACGGGGTGGCAATCAGTTTGGCATCGGTGCCAAAGGACGCTGGCATATTCGCCAGCGTCGTCCAGGTGTTCGTGGCGTAGTCGTACTTGCGGAAAGACCCTGACGCCGTCGAACCGTTGCCCGCCACATACCACGTTGGTGTCAGCAGTCGGTACACCGTGGAGGCCGAAAACGCAGATGCCTGCGTCGCAACGGTGATGACGCCGTTTGCGCCCACGGTGTTGCTCACGATGTCGAGCACAGCCCCGGCATTCGGGCCAGCCACGATATGCACCTTGTAGCCCCGCAAGTCGCGGGCGAGCGTCTGGTTCGTCGTGATCGTGCTGGTCGTGCCAGCCGTCGCCGTCAGCGAAGACGCTCCAGTGGCAGTGCCGAGGCCAATAGCCGCAGCGGTCGCCGAAGCACCGGCCGCAAGGGCAGCAGCAAGCGACGGATTTGGAATCAGCACCCAACCGTCCTCTGCAGGATTGTAGACGTAGGCTTCCGTTATGGAGCGAATGAACAGCTGCTGCTGTCGGAAACTTCGGGCGGAAGAGATCAGCATCCCAGCACCCGATGCACCTGGGGCAGGTGTGCAGAACTCCCATCGCTTGAGATCAAGAATCTTGCGGTTGCCGTTGGTTGTGGGCATAGCTTGTTAACTCACTGCGATGTTACGGCGGAGGTTATCCGCCTGGAGGTGCATGAGAGCCGGGATCTGATCGTTTGCCGAGAAGCCACCCACCTGCGATTGGTTCGTGACGGTGGCAGTGTTCCAAGTGCCGTTTTGCTGGGCGCTGATCACCAAGTTTCCTGCTACAGACTGCCTCGCCTCAAAGATCGGAAAGCCCTGCGTGTTGGGCAGCGCGTAGCCGATGCTTTTTGTGAGTGACGCCATCGCCATCCGCAGAGCTTCGATGGCCTGCACCAGTTCGCCGTTGCTCGTCAGCCCGTCAAGCTTGGCATCTGCCGAGACAAGCGAGGCATTGGCGGCTGATTGCAGGGCGCTGGTCGCGGCTCCGGCCGGGAGCGGGGAGTCGGGCTCCTCGTAGATGACTTGGAGAACGTCGGCCGAGTTCTGCCCTGTGGTGTCTGCAAACAGCGTCAGCGTCGATCCAGACACGGCCGTATAGCGAGTAGATGTAGAGCCGGTCGCGTAGATGACGACGCCGCGAGTCTGGTTGACGACCGCAACAAGCCGCTTCACATCGAACGCCGAGATGCCAGACAGGTTGACAGTGCCGACGCCAGAAGCACCTGGCGTGAACGTATAGGTCGGCGAGATGAAGGCTTTTGGCATGGCTCTATCCGAATACGAGAGCGGTTACGAGAGCCTCGGACGCTGTCAGGCCCGAGCCTGCCGGGCCCTGAGCCCCGGTAGCCCCTGCCGGCCCTGTGTCGCCCGTGTCGCCCTTGGGGCCTTGCGGGCCGGTTGCACCAGTTGCACCAGCAGCGCCGGTGGCTCCTGCTGGCCCGGTGTCTCCGGTGTCTCCCTTTGGTCCCTGGGGGCCTGTAGCACCAGTTGCCCCCTGCGGGCCTGTTGGTCCCGTTGGACCTTGCGGCCCAGTGTTTCCTGTGTCGCCCTTCACGCCCTGCGGGCCCGTTGCCCCAGCTGGTCCTTGCGGTCCTTCGGGGCCCGTAGCGCCGGTGGTCCCAGCGGGGCCGGTGTTGCCAGTTGCCCCTTGCGGGCCAGTCGCGCCCGTTGCGCCAGTCGCCCCAGCGGCACCAGCAGCACCTGCAGGGCCTTGCGGGCCAGCAGGGCCTTGCGGGCCGGTCTGACCGAAGCCGGCCGACACAGCAGCACTGACGCCGGTGGGCGGCGAAACGCTGGCCGACACGCTACTGCCTGTGACGTTCACAGACACCTGCGAGTTGGTAGTGGTCGCCTGCACGCTCATTACGACACCTCGACAAGGCCCGTGATGTACGTGCGAGCCGCAGTGCCGTCTGTGGCCACCAAATCCCACGAGTAGGTGCCGGAGGCCAAACCAGCAGACTGCGACCGGCTCAGCGAGACGTTAACCCGCCCTTCGGCCGCATTGACAAGCGTCGATGTCATGGCCTGGACGACGTTGCCACTGACAACCGAGTAGATGGTTGCCGACACTGTCTGCCCCACGAACGAAGTCGGGTTGAAGTCGATCTCGGTACTGACGCTGTCGCCTTTGCGAAACGCCAGACCAAGGCGGCCCGGGAGTTGCTCGTAGGTTGCCATGTGTCGTCAGCTCTTGAGCGACACGATGCCGAGAGTGCCGGTGCTGTTCGTGGTGGCCGAGACGATTTTGAGGAACGACACGGCGAACACCGCATCCGGCAGAGCGTAGATCCTGCCGTCCGTGCTCGAGGGGGCCAGCGTGATGTCGGCCGCCGAGCCGTCTGCCCCGTACATACGACGGAACGCACCATCAACTGCGGTGCCGCCCCACG